CTCCAGCGCCGTTGGCGCCCGACCGCACTGTGTCGCTGAGCGACGTGCCGCCCGTCTCGCCGCGCGAGTTGGGGAAAAGCGTGCGGTAGAGCGTGTCGTAGTAGTCGTTAAGCGTGTTGCGGACGGGGCTACCAGCGGCCTCGTCGGCCTTGTTGGCGTAGCCGTACGCCTGCTTCGCCTTCTGCACGTTGCCGTACGCGGTGCCCGGGTCCTGCGGCGAGAACGCGTCCGCGTTCTGACCGAAGCTAGGTTTCGGGATGCTGCCGAATAGGCTCTTGAGGCTGAGGCTGCGGTCCCCTTCGGCGAGCGGGCCGTACTGCCCTTCCTCACCAGTGAGCAGGTTGCCGGCGCGCTCCTCGGGCGAGAGCAGCGGCGAGGCTTCCTGCATCGCCGGGGCGCGCTGGACGCGCTCGGTCGACAGGGCGGACGGCTCGCCCGCATCCTGCGGCACCTGGATCGACTTGCTGATGTCGCCGCCATACAGCGGTTCCTTCTGCAGGTCCTCGGTCGCGTCGCCCTCGTTCGAATACTTGGTCAGGTCGGAAAGCTGCGCCCGGCTGAGGCTGCGGAGCTTCTTCTGCCGCTCCGCGTCCGGAGAGAACGCGCTGCTGTTGTCGCTGGCGAAGGGCTGCATGTCAGCCATGGCTTAACCTTTGCCCCGGCGATCGACCCAACCGAGCGTAGCGATCCGTAGTGTGTCGCCCGCTGCGCTCGTCGCCATGCGGGACCGGATCTGCGCTGACGTATTGGTACGGATCGTCGCAGGTACGCCCCCGGCGATGGCGTTGATGGCAGACGTGGTGCCACCGATAGCCGTACCGAGCGGGGCGACGGTCAGAGAAGCTGCGCCGTCAGTAACGTCCAGCGAAGACAAGTACAACGCGTTCTGCGTGCTCGTGGCAGGGATGAACTCTACGTTCAGCATGGCGCGAACCTTGACGCCGGTCGGAACCTTGAGCGTGCGCGTCACAGCAGACGTGCCCGGGTTGGTGATGTCTACGTCGAGGACAGGGGTGCTGCGGAGGAACTCGTCTGCATCCTGGGTGAACGCCACGATGGCGCCCGCCTCGCGGAGGATCGAACCGATACGACGCTGCTTCGTGTAGCTCGTCGGCAGCGTCGGCGCCGTGGCGCTCGCCGAGAACAACACGTCCACCACGCCGGTGTCGACGCGCTCGATGAGGAACACGTGCCAGGTGCCGTCCGCGATGGAGCCAGTGTCGCGCCCGCCTTGATTCGTGCCGACCGCCCACGCCGCGTCCAGCTGCTTCGTTAGGCCGGAGGTGAGGGTCATCAGGATGCGGTTCGCATACGTGGCGTCGTCGCTCGCGGCGGCGCCCACCGAGATGTCGATGTCGTTCGTCGCGTCGCTGCCGTTCGACATGGCGAGGCCGCACAGCTGGTCGACGACGCCTGTAGCCGCGGCCCACGCCGGGACGCTGGCGCCCATGGTGAGCACCTGGCCCGCGCTGCCGGGGGAGAGCCGGCTCCACGTGTTCGCGGAGGACGCGTAGGGCATCTCGCCCGTCGCCCACGCGGAGATTGCGGTGAGCGAGCCGATGGCGTTGTTGAGCGCCTGGAAGTTGGTGTTGAAATCGGCGGCGACCGGGACGGTCCCGTCGACCAGGGTGGTCAGAGACGGCATGAGGACTCCTTACGAGGCCGAGACGGCGGGAGCGGGCGCGTCCGGCGACGTTTCTATGGCGGCGCGTCGGTCAAGCTCTTTAAGCAGGGCTTGGTTCTGCTCCTGGAGCGCGGCGATCTGCAGGACGAGATTGCCGATGACGTGCTCGGCGGTGGGCATTCGGGGTATCTCCTTTAACTGAGGGGTCCGACGGTGGTGCCGTTGATGCGAACGAACAATCCCGACGTAGTGGTCCACATATCGCCGTTGACGGGGCTGGTTGGAGCGGCGCCGTGAGGGATACGGAGACTAGACAACCCCGTTGTCCCGGCTGGCGTGACGAGCCACGTCGTAGGCGAAGCGGCTTGCGTACCAACGCCCCAACTTCCGGCATTCGTGATCTCGCCTGTCTGGGTGCCTTGGTCCTGGCTGATGAAGTTCAGACCAGACGTGCCGCCGCTGATACGCAGGACGTTCCCGGAGATGGCGAAGCTCGGCCCCGTAGCGGTGGCGTTCGTGGTGCCAAGTTTGATGCCGCGATCCACCGTCAAGCCCGTACCAGCGCTTGCCGTCAGGGTCATAGCGCCGGTGTTAGCAATCGTGCCCAACGACGCCGAGTTGTCCTGATTGATGAACGCCAGGCCGCCGGTCCCGGTCGTGAATCGCAGTACGTTCGACGAGACCGCGATGCCCGGCCCTGCCACGGTCGCGCTCACGCCAGCGTTCAGTTGAATGCCACGGTCGATGGTAAGGCCGACGCCGGACGTGGCGGTCGCCACGATGGCGCCGTTCTTGTCCATGGCGAACACGGTGGCGCCGGTCGATTTCTTCGCGTCCATCAGGCCGCCCGTCGCGGCCGTGGTCTCGTCGATGCGGAACACTGGAGCGGTGTAGTCGAAGCCGTTCAGGCTTCCGACGACACGCGTCGCATAGAGCGCCGGGTAAATGTTGTTGCGGGCCAGTGTTGAGCCCGTCCCGGAGATCGCGCCCTGCTGTGCGTAGAACGCGTTCGAGTAGGCGGACTGCGCGACGAGGCCGACCTGGTTCGCGTTGGCCAGGTCCGAGCCGGCATCGGTGACGTTGAAGAACTGGCCCGCGTAGTACCCCGTTGCCTGGCCCACTATGGCCGCCGCGCCGGTGGCGCTGCTGAGGACGTTGACACCGACCGTTGATCCCGATGCCGTCCCGATAACGACGCTGGTAGCGAGCAGCTGGCCCGAGAAGGCCGCCTGGAACGCGGACAGCTTCGGCGTGCCGTCGGTGTTGTGCGAGACAGCCAAGTATCCGTCGAGGATCGTCTTGTACGGAGATTCGCCGAGATTGGGGACGCGTGCCATTATTAGTACCCGTACCCGCGCACGCCGTAGCCGCCCGGCCCTGCGCCTGTGCCGCGGCCAGAGCGCACCGCGCGGCGCGGACGCCAGAGGATTTCGTAGCCGTATAGGGTGAAGGGCTCGCTCGCGTTCACGTTGCGGACACCCACTTCGAGGAACTCGCCCGTGCCGGCCATGTCGATGCGCTTCACGATCTGGTCGGCCGCGCCTAGCGCGTCGGTGCCGAGCACCCAGTTGACGCCGAGCGTGTGTGACCCGCCGAGCAGCGATGCCAAGTAGACCTGGCCGCCCGTCGCGCCGAAGTCGAACTTGGTGTCGATGAAGACCGAGTAGTCGCCCTGCTCAGCGAAGTAGAAGAAGCCGTGCCGTGGCGACTTTTCGACGCCGGGCGCGCTGAGCGCGCTGAGGTGCCGCACTTGGCCGTCGATCGTCTCGGTCGACGCGGAGTCGTTCAGCTTGTATACGTGACCGTCGTAGCCGCCGGCGTAGATGTGCGTGATGCCTGTCGCTGTGTCGTAGACGGGCCACATGCTGGCGACGCCTACGTCCTGCCACACGCTCCAGCCATTGGTCCGGAGGTCGTAGACCAGGACGGTGTCGTTCTGCGACGAGGCGCCGCTGCTCACCGCGTAGTACATCCGGTTGTTCTGCGAGTCGTAGCAGAGGATGGAGTCGACCAAGCTCTGCAGGCCGAGCGTCATCGCGCTGTCGGCCTCCCAATACGGCGAGATCCGGTCGCTGGAGAACGACGCCTTGAGGTCGCCGAAGTTCAGGACGGTGCGCAGGTTCAGCAGGCCGTTCGTGGCGCCGTACCACACGTCGTTGACGGCGAAGGTGGCGCCCTGCGGGCTGATCGCGCCCTTCGAGCCCGTGGTCGGCACCACGTTGGTGATCGAGTACGTCGACGGCGACGTGCCCTGCAGCCGGTAGGGGCGGTTGCCCTTGAGCAGGATTAGCTCGTTGATCGACGGCACCATGGTGACGAGGTCGGAGCCGTCGTTCGCGCTGATCGTCACGCTGCCCGCGTTGTTCGCGGTCGTGTAGTCTTCCTCATTGTTGAGGGCGGACCAGGTGAGTACCGACTTGTTGCCGGCGGTGGCGTCGAGCCAGAACACGCGGTTCGAGTGGACGACGACGGGGCCGCCCTTGGCCGGCGGCGTGCCGCCCAGGAGGGCGACGGTCGAGGCGTCGGCGGTCTTCCGCGGCGCGTCGGCGCGGTTACCAATGAGGAGCTTGTCGTTGTAGACGGCGTAGTACCACTTGGTGCCGCTCGTCAGGCCGGTTAGGATCGCCGTCGTCGCGCCGTTCGCGTCGAGCCGGTAGTTCTTCCCGTCGTTCGTGCCGAAGACCACGTAGCGGTTGCCGTCCGACTTCACGAACTCGACGCCGCCGGTGATCGCGACGTTGCCGACGCTGTTGGCCGTCATCCGGGTGATGCCGAAGCGCTTGGTCACACCGCCGGTGACGGTGTAGACCATGTTGTCGGCCAGGATGACGGCGTTCTGACCCGGCTTGACGCCGAGGTCGAGCGGCGAACTCTTGAGGTCGAGTCCGGTCTTGAAATTAAAAACCTGATATGTTTGGAGGGCTTGCCCGAAGGTGCCCTGCTTCGTCTTGGTCGAGGCCATCAGGCGGCCCAACCGGCGCGCGCAGCGGTGCGGCGCCGATGGCAGTTGGCGCACACGACTTCACACTTCGCGATCTCGTCGAGCATTGCGTCCCACGACAGGTTGGTGAAGTTGCGTTTGTAGCCGCCGTTGCGGTTGGAACTTTTCAAGCACGGCAGCTTGTTGTCAGCGTCCAGGTGATCGAAGTCGAGAACGATCGGATCGCGCTCTGGGCAGTCCGCGCAGCCGCGCCCGGCCTTGTGACGGCGAACGTATTCCGCCTTGCGCGCGTGTACGCGTCGACGGTTTTCAGTGAGGGTCAGACCCTCGCGGACGCCACGCGGCACTAGTCTTCCAGGTAGCCCCGCGCCGTCTGTGCGTCCTGGGTCTGACGGGAGTCGGCGCCGAACTCTTCGGCGATCAGCTTGTCGCCCGACTGCTCGTACGTGCCCGCGTCCGGCGAGCGGTCCTGCCGGAGCGCGTACATCGTGGCGTAGTCGACCACGGCTACGTAGGCGGGGTTGGGGAGCGTCAGCACGTCCGCGTCGGCCGAGAGGTCGGCGAGGTTGCACTGGTACGTGATGCGCAGGTCGAGCGTGCGGTCGAGCTTCGGCGCGACCCGCATGCTGGCGGGCTCGCCGAAGATGCAGAAGAACACCTCGTCCATCGGCGCCTGGTTGTCGGAGAACGTGCGCGCGGCGCGGAAGTCGGGGTGGTTCAGGTTGCGCGCCGTGAACGTCAGGTCCTCGAAGCCAGAGGTGATGCACTCGATTGTCGCCATCGAGGCGAAGTCGGGCGGCAGCACGTAGTCCGAGGTGCCCGCCGCGATCTGGAAGCTGGCACAGGAGTACGTCTCGCCCTGGTACGTGATCGTGCCGTCGGTGCTGGCGCGCGTGACGGTGACGTAATACTCGTTGAGCGCCTTGAGCCGGTTGCGGACGCGGTTCTTCGCCCGGTTGATGTAGTCCGTCAGCTGGTCCTCGGACCAGAAGGAGGGCGAGACCTCGTCCAGCTGGTTGCGGACCTTCGTCCGCAGGGTGCTGAGCGCGTAATAATGTTCGTTACTCATGGGCGACCAGATATGCCTTTAGGGAGTCCAGGGTCGCCAGGTCTTCTCGCAGAAGCCCTAGCGAGGTGTTGCATTCACTGCACAAGAGTCCACGAACGGCACCGGTGACGTGGTCGTGGTCGACGAACAACCGCGCGCGCGGGTGCGAGCACTTGCCGCGCAGCCGCTCGTTTACGCGGCTAAGCGCCACGCCTGTCCCTCACCAGGAATCCCTGGCCGGAGTCGGTGAACGGCGTCTTGTCGGGCTGGTACAGGCTGACGGTGCGCCCCTCGAACCAGCCAGCGTGGTCTGCGGCGTCGAGCGACGCGGCGTGGGCCCAGTCCTCGATGCGCTTGTCTGTGGCGCGGTCCCAGGCGACTGCGTCCTGGTCGAGCGACTCGTTGATGGCCTTGAAGCCGCCCTGGCGCCAGGAGTCCATGCGCGCTAGCTCCGGGGCGATGAAGCGCCAGTGCGCCATCTCGCGCGGCACGGTCAGAATGTGGAGGTAGCCTTCACGCCAGCCGTCCCAGAGGTCGAGGCGGATCGCCGGCGCGTCGTCGGCCGGGGGCGTGACGCGGTCGGCGGCCAACTCCGGGTTGCGGACTTCCATCTTCCGCTCGATGAAGAACTTCTCGACGTGCTTCGCCCACCTGATGCGCAACCGCGAGTCGTACGCGTGAAGCTCGGTGACGAGGCTCGCGTCGGGGATCATACGAAGTAGAGCGTGACTTTGACGGACCCGGACTGAATGCGGGTGCCGTTGATGGACGCCTGGACTTGGAATAGTCCGAGGCTCTGCGGCTGCCGGATGTCCAGTTGCTTCGGCGCGGCAACGGAGCCGTCGAGCCCGCCGACATCGGACACGCCGCCTGTAATCGGCGGGACGAGATTCGCCGGATTGACGGCCTGAAGCACCGAATAACTCAACGCGCCTTGGTTTGGATCGACCAGTTGGAAGTCAGCCGTCGTCTCGGCGACGCGCATAACGCGGACTTCTTGGCCGCCGAAGTCCACGACCGGGCCGACGAACTGACCAGAAGAAGTGTCGAGAAGCACAATCGGGGCGGGCGTTGAGGGCGCTTTCATCACATACCTTCCGGATCGTCGATGTTCCAGGAGATGAGGAACGTAAGGGAGTCGATCGTCGAGACGGCGGCGGACGAGAACATGAAGATGCCGCCGCCCAACAGGTGCGCGTCGATCGCAACGGCCGAGGACGCCGCGAAGCCGGTCAGCGTCACGAGGATGGCCGCGCCTGCCGCGGTAGGCTGCGCGATGTACGACAGTGCCTGCGACGTGAGTGTGACCTGGTCGCTGTCCGGGGGCGGCACAGCCTGGATGTCCCAGTTGCCGCCCGTGGCGGGCGCGAAAATCACGGCGCTCTTGGCCCCGCGCGGCACAGCGAACGGGCGGCTCTTGGTGCCGTTAGCGGCCGAGGGGTAGGTGACCTTGTCGTACTTTCCGGTGATAACCGCCTGGCTCATGGTGTGGCCTCTTGGGGCGCGTCGGGGTCAGTAGCGTGCTCGCCCCATACGCAGGAGTTGTCGTAGCCGGCGCGGCCTACGTGTTGAATGACGACTTTGCGCGTTGCGTAGAGCCGCGCGCCGGCGCGGGCTGCGTCACGGCTGAAGTTCCAGTCTTCAGGCTGGACCTCGGCCGCGAACGAGCCGTCCGGCTTGCGGACGATGCGGTCGTTGATGGTGAAGCAGATGCCGCGGACCCACGGCTGGCGGAAGTCGACCAGCATGAGGCCCGTGTTGAGTAGCAGGCCCGGCTCCGTCCACGTCTCCGGCCGCTTGAACACGTCGGCCAGGGTGAGCCGGCGCGGGTTCCAGGGATCGGTGTCGAGCGCCGTCGACGTGAGGCCGTCCGGCGTCTTGATCGGCGAGACCACGCTCAGGACGCCCGCCTTGTTGGTGGCAAGCTCCATAAACATCGTCTGCACCCAATCGTCCTGCACGGGGCAGATGTCCTCGTGCAGCATCAGGAAGAAGTCAGGGTTCGCGTTGAGCGCCGTGGCCCACGCCCGGTTGAAGCCGAGCGTGAGCAGCGAACTTTGGAGTTCGAGAGTGCGAACGTCGAGGTTGCGGATCTGAAGGATGTCCGCCATCGCCCTCGCGTTGTGGCGCCGCCCGTCGTACGACGGCAGCGCGACCAGCAGACTTGCGCGCTGGCCCACCAGGGACGCGCTCACGCAGGCTCCCAGAACACGTCGACCTCGGCCGGGGCCGTGGTCGTCGCGCCTGTGGCGCCGTTGAACGCGGTGGCGACGAAGATACCGACGCCAGTGCCGTAGCGGTCGCCGCCGCCCGGGAACACGATCTTGTCGGTGCCGCGCGTGCCTTGGATGGCCAGCTGGTTCACCTTGAAGACCACGTCCGGCGTGTCGGTGCCGCCCGTGGGCGCGGTCGCCTTGTCGTAGAGCATGACGAACGTGTTTGCGGACGCGCCGTCGGTGGCCTGCCGAATGTGGATCGCGCTCACGCGCGCAGCCGAGTTGGAGATGACGGCGCCTGCAGCGAAGGAGGTAACGGTCGTGACTGCCATGGGGAAGGGGTCCTTTTGCCAGCTAGGAGTGTCCGGCGCGGGGCCGGCAGGTTGAACTAGCGGTGGCTGACGACGGCCACGAACAGACCTTCCTGGTTATGGCCGTCGAGGGGCGAGAGGAACCAGGATTTGTGGAGGGCGAGGCCGCTCTGCTTGAGGCCGTCGATCGTGCCGTCGTGGACGGGCACCCAGGTGAAGTCGTCCACCATGAGGATGCCGGGCCGGAGCAGCGGCGCGACCTGCAGGATGCCGTCGCGCGTTGCTTCGCGCGAGTGGTCCGCGTCGTAGTAGAAGACGTTCACGGGCGGCTGCGGCGTGTAGTCGCGGAAGTTGGAGTCGACGAGCGAGACGTTCGGCCGGCCCGCGACGTTCATCTTGGCGATCTCGCCGAGCGGCTTGAGCGTGCGGACCGCGCACCCGTCGAGGAAGTATTGCGACGAGTCGCTGTCGTAGTCGTCGACGCCGACGAACCGGCCGGTGTTGCCCTCGGCGGCCCCGCAGAGCGAGCGGGCGCACCACACGCCGTATTCCAGATAGTGGCAGTCGCCGTGACTACAGATCCGGTTGAAGAAGTCCAGCGAGGCGATCGACGACCAGCCAAACATCTGCGTGATCGTGCTGGTCAGGCGCGTCGGGACCTGGCCCTCGGTGGGCAGGTCCAGCGCGGCCTCGACGATGCGGACGAGGCTCTCGGGCGTGGCGTAGGCGCTCATACGCGCCCCTGGTACGCCTTGTCCCAGTATTCGAGGACCGCCGGCGGGTTGCCGCCGAGGTCGACGGCCGCGCACCACAGGCCGTTCTTTTCATTCGGCCGGACGAACACGCTGGTGATGTGGACGAGCCGCGTGTCGAGGTCGACGTACGGCTGGAAGCCGGCGTCGCGGCACTTCTCGAAGAAGCGGTGGTCCTCGCCGACGGCCTGGCCCGGGATGATCTTCCACTCGAACCAGGGGCGGGCGATGGCCTCGATCACCGGGCGCCGGATGAGCACGCCGCCCTTGCCGGCGCTCACGATCGGGAGCAGGCCGGACTTGCCTTCGAGGTCCTTCCAGTCGTGGATCGTGTACGAGCCGTCCGCGTTGTGCTCCTTGTAGATGCACGGGCGGAAGGGCGCCTGGCGCTGCGCGTACAGCGGCACGACCAGGTCCACGTGATTGTCGAGCAGGTTGATGAGCACGTCGGGCCCGAAGACGTGGTCGTCGTCCATGATCCAGGCGAATTGCATCGCCGGGTCCTTCACCATGTGCTCGATGATGGCGTTCGAGTTACACGCCGTGTCGTAGCCGAGGCCGGGGAAGTGCTTCGTGTCCATCGGCACGTTCACCATGGCCCACGCGGCCGTGAATTGGTGATAGCGGGCACTCTCCTGGCCAGTGAAGCCGATGACGCCGGGGCCGTGTTCTGTCTCGACGACGAGCATCAGGAACTCCAACGCTCGACGTAGTCCGCCGCGCGCCGAATGATCGTGGGGTCGTCCTGAAGTTGACCGATGCTCGTGTTGCAAGCGCTACACAGCAACTGGCGCCGCGTGCCCGTCTTGTGGCAATGGTCGGCGTGAAGCGCCGTCTTCAGTTCCGATGCGTGGCGGCCACAGATTGCGCAACGCCCGTCTTGAGCGGCGAA